CTGGGTTACGGAAAGCTACTGTGCTGTTATCCAGCAGCCGTGCGCCGTGGAGTAGGCAGATTTCGGGTCGCCAAGCATCTGCACCTTCCCGTCACGCATGACAAGCAGGCTGAAAACGCAGGACGGGAACGATATGATGCTCTGATCGGCGAGTGGGCGGAACGCTTCAGGGATGGTCTCAACCGCCATCGTGTAGTTCTGCACTCCGCTGCCGGTGAACTTGACGTTGCCGTTGACCGTGACTGTGCGTCCGACCCGACACAGCGTGAGGCTGTCGTTCGTATACGGCGGCTTCCATTGCTGGGTTACGGAATGCTAGATGGTCAGCGGCACCGGATAGCAGAGTGAGCCAACACAGCCCTGATTGCTGCCTGCGGCTCCCATGTTCGCGCATCGGATGGTGCCGTTCGGATTGACGATGAGCATTCGAGCCGTCTGCCCGTTCGACACGCATACCATCGCATTGACTTCGAAAGGCGGGCGTAATTTGACCGGCAGCGTGTATCCGCATTGCACCGAGCTCCAACTGTCGCCCGCGAATGAGCCAGCGTATTTGATGAGCATCATCATGCCGACGCGCGCGACCGTGAAGCCTTTCGCATCGTACAGGGTTACGGAAAGCTACGCGGCTCCGATGATGAGTCGCTCCCACGCACGTTGCAGGCTCTTCAACACCGACAGGTCGGGTTTCAAATAGTAGCGGGCCGTGGTCTTGATGTCGCTATGTCCAAGCTGGCGCGCCACCACAGAGATATCGGCTCCGGCCGTGATTGCCAGAGTGCCGAAGGTGTGCCTGAGGTTCCTTGGCGGCACGCAGGGGAGTTTCATGCGTTGGCACCATGACGTGTAATGAGCTGCCACCTGGTTGGCGTTCAGATCCCCGACGAGGCGTCCGCTCCTGCCGTGCTTCAACTGCGCGAGCCGCTTCACGGCGAATCGTGGCAAGGCCACAGTTCTGCGACTCAAATCGGTTTTCGGATCGGTGACAGTCTCATGTCCTGCGACCCATTGCACCGATCTTTTGACAGTGACCGTGCCTCGCTTCAAGTCCAGGTCCGCCCATTCGATGCCGACCGACTCGCATCGGCGCAATCCCGCGCAGACGGAGACCAATAACCAGGCTTCCAACGCGTGGCCATAGAAGCCTTTGAGCAGCCGTCTTACCTGTCTGGCGTCGAGCACGCGCGGCTCATACCGTCGCAGGTGCGGCAGTCTGATTTCACGACGTGTCACGTCATTGTCGGTGACTCCCTTGCGATAGGCGAGTCGGAGTATCGCCCGCAGCACGGCCCACGCCTTGCGTGCGGCGCCGGCCTGATTGAACGAGCCGAGCCACTCCTCGATGTCGTTCGCGGTGATCGACTCCATATCGACACCACCCCACTTCGACTGGATATGACAACGGTAGGCCGATTCGTAGCCCACTCTTGTGCATTCACGGAGTTTCGCGCAGGACGGCCACCAGACATCATCCACGAACGTTCCCAACAGCATTCTTCTTACCTTTCACCTTGTGAAAACCCACAGTCGGCATCGTTCCGGCGAAACGTTCCGACCTGTGGGTTTTCCACCCGTTTTTCAAACCACTGTTCTAAAGGAGGACGCGGATGACCAAGATCAATTTCGACTTCGGCAAACCCAGTGCCGGCGGCATCGTCGACCAGGTGCCGGCCCCCATCCGAGACGACGTCAAGACAGCCCTCGGCGCCAAGGAAGAGGAGCCGGCTGAGCCCGACGCGAGCACGGGGGAGTGACATGAGCTCGCCGGCATGGCTCACCATCATCGTCAGCATCATCACGGCGTGCGGCGGAGGCATCGTCGGCTGGGCCACCAAACGCTTCGACGCGGGCTGGGCCACCAAGGCCGACATCGACCGTCTCGCCGGCGAGATCGCCAAACTCGACGTCCAGCTCGCCAAAGTCTGCTCGAAGCTCGACAACGACAACCGACGACTCAACAGCATCGAACAGTCGGCCATGAGATCGGAGCTTTTCGCCGCCACCCAGGACCGAACCCAGCACGAACACCAGCTCGAGGTCGGCAAACGATACCTCGCCGCCGGATACAACGGCGCCGGCCATGTGCGCATCACGCAGCTCAAGGCCGACTACAGCCGCCGTCTCGCATCCGACAACTGGGATTACTAACAAGAAAGGAAAGGAATGACAACAACCAACAAAGGAACACCGAAGCACGCCAAGCCACGCCGACGCTATCGCCAGCCGACGGTCGCGCTCCTCATCGCCGCATGCCTCGCCATCGCCCCATGCGCGATGGCCGACACCGGCATCGACACGGCCAGCTACCAAGGTTGCTGGAACGGCGCGCAGGCCAAAGCGTCAGGCGTGCAGTTCGCGTTCATCAAGCTCAATCAGGGCACGGGGTACGTCAACCCATACGCCACATGCCAGGTCAACGCCGCACGAGCCAACGGCATCCGCGAGGGCGCCTACGACTTCGCCAGTCCGCAGACCAGCAGTCCGGAGGCCGAGGCCGACAAATTCGTGGCCGAGGCGCGGGCGCGCGGCATGGTCGGCCGCGCCATCCCAGTGCTCGACTGGGAGCCTTCCGCTCCCGGCGGATATTGGGGCAAGCAGACATGGTGGGCTTTGCGCTGGGTCAACCGCGTCAAGTCCACATGGGGCGTCAACCCGATGGTCTACATGAGCGCGGCCATGATTCCGACCGGCGACTGGTCGGCCGTCGTGGCCACGAACGCCGGACTGTGGGTCGCGGGCTATCCGCGCGGCTACATGGGCGACCGGCTGCGTGATCCCGGCTCCGTGCCGTACAGCGTCAGCCCGTGGCCGTTCGCTGCCGCGTGGCAGTACTCCAGTTCCGGGTCGGTCGGCGGCGTCAGCGGCGCGGTGGACGTCAACTGGTTCTACGGCGACGCCGTGACTTGGGCGAAGTACGCGGGCGCTCCGGCATCCTCCGTCACGTCCAACGCGACCACGCCGCCGAAGAACAACAAGACCAACGGAGCCCCGGTCGCCGACGCGAACACACTCGCCTCGGCCGTGATCCGAGGCGAGTACGGCAACGACCCGCAACGCCGCCAGCTGCTCGGCAGCCGCTACACGGAGGTCATGGCCATCGTCAACCGGCGACTGTCCGGCAGTGGCGTCACGACGCCATCTGGCAATACCGGCTACTGCGTAGTGGTCAGCTCCGGCGACACCATGGGAGCGATCGCCAGCCGTACCGGCCGCACGCCGGCCAGCGCATGGAGCGTGCCGAGCGGCAACATCAACCGGATCTGGCCGGGTCAGCGCGTCTGCTACGGAGGCTCCACGGCCTCCAACGTCGGCGCTCGGACTGTCGGCGCGTCCCACGTGGTCACAGCAGGCGAGAGCTTGTGGAAGATCTACGGTTCCGGCTGGCCGGCCGCGGCCCAACGCAACGGGTTGCGTGCCCCGTACACGATTTATCCCGGTCAGGTCTTGCACTGACCGGCCTCGAATTTTAAGGAGGTGTGGAATGGACGAATCCAATACCAATGGCTACCTGCTGCCAAACAAGACGTATCAGGCGCTCAAGTGGCTCGCGTTGATCGCTTTGCCGGCCGTCGCGTGGCTGGTCGGCGCGGTCGGCCCGCAGTGGGGATTGCCTCATTGCGGTGAGATTGTGACCACGATCAACGCGGTCGGATTGTTCGTCGGCGCTCTGATCGGCGTGAGCCAGCTCACGGCAGCCAGTTCCGACGAAAAATAAGTGTTGCACCTGTTTCAGGCACAACACTTAACCGTGAGTGATTTTCGTACCCTCATGTAACACGCGCCCCTCTCTCAGCACTGCTGAGAGAGGGGCTTTTTCTCCATTCCGCATACAAACCGCATACAAAGACCGTCACGTTGTGTTCCATACAGTCATAACCAGTCACAATTTACAGGATGGCAAAAGCGTTGAAATACCAACGTTTCTCAATCTCCAAACATTCTGTCAAACCAAACCTAAAAACCACCAGATATAACAGAATGTCGCAGGTTCAAATCCTGTCAGCCCGACAACGAAAGTAATGTCCTCCGCAATCGGATAGATTGCGGAGGACATTTAGTTATATACGCGATCGCATCAGTCC